TTAGATGCTATTAATATAGTAGCATAAGTATGCCTTAATTCGTGTATAGTAACTCCTCCAGTCTTTTTTTAAAGTTGAATCTAATTTGTTAGCAAGAGTATATTTATTTAATATTATAATTCTATTAGTTAAATCGGTAGGATGGCTTTCTTTATATTTTAACAATTTTTTAAGTGTATCTGTTGGAAGTGGAACCATTCTTCTTCTGTTATTTTTAAGATTACCAAATCCAATAGTTCCATCTTTTAATTTTTTCCATTGTTTATTAACATCTAGTTCCATAGTTTTTATTTTTATATCACTCCATGTTAATCCTTCAATTTCTCCTATTCTTAAACCACAAGTGCCAGCAACTAGGGAAACTAAATAAATATCATCATCAATGTTTTTTAATTTATCCAGTAATTTAAAGAGTTCATCTTTTGTAAGGGCTAATTTTTCTTTTATTTTTTTCTTTGGAATACTTAATTTTTCTACTGGAACAATGTAATTAGAATCATAATTATCTTTATAATAATTTAACATAAGCTTTATTTGAGTTAGATAAGTAATTATAGTGGAAGATGCTTTAGCTTCACTCACCAAACAATCGATTCCAGCTTGGATATGCATTTTTTTTATATCTTTCACTCTCATACTTGATAAGTTAATAAACTTTGCAGTAGCATTTTTATATTTTTCTATTGTATTAGGTTCCTTATAAAGTTTATTATGCGTTATAAATGCATCAGAAAGTTGTTTGAAAGTTATAGTTTTATAATCAGTATTTAATATATTGTCTGTTTTAAGTTCTTTCTTTAGTTCTAAAACTCTTTTATCGGCTGCACTTTTTGCATCACTTTTTAACTTAAAGCCTTGCTTAGCTTTTTGTTTCCATGTACCATTAATCTTATAACTTATTATAAATTGCCATCCTTTATCTTTTTGTCTATAAGTTATATTGTAATCCATTTTAATCACTCCTTTGTTAAGTTAATCTATATTTCTTAATTTATTAAAGAATTTTATGTTATTCATAGCTTTATCTGCACTAGATATAACTATTACTTTTGATTCTATTTCATTAATATACATAACTTCTTTATTTAATTGTTATTTTCTTCAACAAATATATCCATCATTTTAAGAACTTTTTGTCTATCTTCCTTTGAAAGTTTTTTTGCTTTTAAAAATAGAATTTTCATGTCTTCCTCAAGTTCATCTAATTTATCATCAATAGAAATATTTTTTTGGGGTAATCTAGAAGTACCTTCATCTAATAATTGACTAACTTGAACATCTAAGGCCTTTGCTAATATTTTTAAATTATCAATGCTTGGATTTCTACGATTATTTTCTATATCAGATATAAATGAAATTGATATACCAGTCAATTTGTTTAATTCTTTAAGTGTTAGATCTTTTTTATTTCTAAATAATTTTAATTTTTCTCCTACGCTCATAATTACATCTCCTTTAAGTATTAAATACATTATAAAATATTACGCTAAAAGTGTAAAAGTTCACTTTTAGCGTAAAATGGAGAAAATCCTTAAATATCAAAGTATATCGAAGTTATTCTAGAGTATCCTTTGTTTTTAGGCTAAAAGCGTAAAAAATAGAGCTTGTTTATACTCAATTAGCGTAATATAATTTACTCATGAAGTGTAAGGGGGGTGAACAAATAAAATGGATACAATAGAAAAATTCAGGGAGGAAATGACAAAAACTAGAGAAAAAAATAATTTGAGTAAAAGTGATTTAGCTAGAAAAATTTCAAAGAGTCCAAGCTTTATATGTGATATTGAGTCAAAAAGGAAAAAACCTAGTTTAGAAACAACTGTTGATATAGCACATGCATTAGGATTATCTCTTGATAAAATTTTTAAATAAAAATTACGCTTATAGAGTAAAAAGGAGAGGGAAATGAGTAAAATATTAATAAGTCGTAGTAGTTTAGCAGAAAGATGGGATTTCACAAGTACAAAAGTCATAGAAAAATATGAGCAAGAAGGAATTTTAACTAGGAATCCTAACATAAAAGTACCACGTTACTATATGGAAGAAGTTTTAAAAATTGAAGCATTGAAGGAAGTAAATCCTTTATCACCATTAGAAAGAAAACAGTTAGAAAAAAAAATTGAAGATCTTGAAAAAGAACTAAATTTTTATAAAGAGAAATTTAATATTCTTAAAACGATATTAGTTTAACATAATAATTTTAAAGACAAGCACATCTAACTTAAAAAGCAATTACATTCAGTAATTTTCAGTTTAAGAGATTAGGGAAATAAATTACAAGTTAATTTAAGGAGGAGAATATATGGATAAAAAAATTTTAGAAGTATCTCAAATAAAATTAAGAGGTATAAAAGAAGTGGAAGGAATGAAATTTCACGATATTGAAGGTGGATTTGGAGAAAGTAAAAAAGCAATGTTAGCTAAAGAAATTGCTGAAATACACAGGAGAGAAGTTAAAAAGGTAAATGAATTAATAAATAACAATAGAAAAAGATTTAAAGACAATGTGGACATTATAGATTTAAAAACAGGTCTTTCAAAAAGACTTGTTTTAGAAATGGGATTCACTAATGCTCAATACGGAAATGCAAATAATATTTACTTATTATCAGAAAGAGGATATTCAAAACTCCTAAAAATCTTAGAAGATGATGTTGCATGGGAGCAATACGAAAAACTTGTAGATGGATATTTCAATATGAGGGCAGAATTTCCTAAGATGTCAAAGGAACTTAAAGCAATATTTGCAATCGATGAAAGAACAGTTGAATTAGACAGCAGAATTACCAAATTAGAAAATAATACAACAATAGATTATTCACAACAGGAAGAATTAAGAACTCTTGGAACTAAAAAAGTAGTTGCAATTTTAGGTGGAACAGATGCACCAGCATATAAAGAACTTAATAAGAAGGTATTCAGCAGTTTTTGGAGAGATTATAAAAGAAAACTTGAAGTTAATTCATATAAGAATACATTAGTAAAGGATTTTGAAACAGGAAAACAAGCTATCATAAATTGGTGTCCAAGCAAGGAAGTATATTTTATGATTAGAGGTTGTAATGCTCAAATGAGAATGTAAGATAAGAGACTTTATATTAAATCTTTTATCTTAACATAATAACAAAATTGTAAGGAGGAATTAATAAATTTATGATTAAACAAATTATTCCATGCACAAAGCCACTATATAAGAATTGTATAGATGATGAAGGAAATAATTGGTCAGAGCCAATACAAGGATTTGCATTGATAACAGAAAAACAACCAACAACAGGTAACATTATAGAATATATTGAACCATTCAGTATTTTTGAAGATGGATCTGACAGTATAAATGATTGCACAAAATATTTTATATCAGAACGCCAATATTATAAAGCTTATGAAAATGAATTAAGAACTGCTCAAGAAGTACCAGTTCAAGAGCAGAAGTTTAATAAAAATATATTAACAATGGTATTAGCCTTAATAGGAATAGCTTTTGGAATAATAGGATTATTTTTTTAATGGATGAAGTGGTTTAAATCCGTTAGGACATAGATTAACAATAACATTGGTTTTAAAAGACTTAGATGGAGTATCTACTATAAGTTTAAAAGACTTTGGAGCAGAAATTAAATCTACATCATTAAATACAGCATAGCCATTTAAAGTTCCATAAGAAGATATTCTTGTATTATTTAAAATATTTTCAGTAGATATATTGATGGGCATGTATTCATCTTCATTGTTACTGATTAAAGATATTCCATTTTTATTTAATCTGTCATTTATATTTATAGGATTTGCTAAATAAGTGTTATTGCCATCAACTAGCTTTATTCTACTAATATTTACTGAACTAGTTGAATTGTTATCAATGGTTAAATCTATAATTATAAGTTTATATTCTCTATAATGTACAAAGCCTAGACAAAGATTATTATTTGGAATAGTTGATAATTTTAATTTTACATTTGATTTCAGATAATTTTTAAAGGATATCCCAAAACTTGCTAGCGATATTAAGAATGCAAGTATTGAAATTAAGTTATTTTTAAAATAATTCAGCATATTTTCACCCCCTTTCAACATAATTTTACCATATGTTAGGGGAAATAAAAAATATTAGGAGGAATGTAAAAATGAAATCAACAGGAATTGTAAGAAAAATGGACGAGTTAGGAAGGGTAGTAATACCAATGGAACTAAGAAGGAGCTTAAATATTGCTGAAAAGGATGCATTAGAAATTTATGTAGAAGGAGATAACATAATTTTAAAAAAGTATACTCCTGGATGTTTTATCTGCCAAGAGATTAATAATTTGGTTATTATTCCGGATTCAAAAGTTAAGATTTGTCCAAAATGTTTAGCTAAATTAAGAAGTAAGCTACTTTAAGGAGGATTAACATGGAAGATGTAAATTTGTATGTAAACTTGCTTTCTAAGAAGAGACATAAGGTATCTATTGTAAAGAGAATAGTAAGAAGAGTTCTAGGGTTATGAATAATTCAAGAAGGCATTTGATATAAGGAGGTAGTAATGGGGAATATCTTAGCAATAAATACTATTGCAGATGATAGAGAAAAAGCAAAAGAAATAACCAATAGAGTTATTCAAAAAGGAGATAAAGAAGGGAGGAAATTTGGAGACATTCTACAAGAGGAAATAGATAAATTAAGGGGTGAAACGAAAAATGAATATTGAGTTATTAGAAGATTTGTATATTAACAAAAAGATTAGTGAAGCTAAAATTTCTGAAATGTTAAATATTCCAGTATCTACAGTAAGCTATTATGTTAGGAAATATAATTTATCTCAATATAAAAGATGGACACAAGAAGATCTTGAGTTTTTAATGAATAACTTTGGAAGAATTTCTTTGCAAAGTATTTCTGAAAAATTAAATAGAAGTAAAATTGCTATTCAAGGAAAGGCTCATAGGTTAGGGTTAATACTTTTAGAAGCAAATGAACAATTAACAGCAGCACAACTTGCTGAAGCAATAGGAGCTGATAGAAAAACGGTAGCTGCATGGATAAAAAATAAAGGATTAAAAGCTTGTAAAAGAGTTATAGGAGATAAAGCAAGCTACTGGAGAATAAATATAGAAGATTTTTGGAAGTTTGCTTTATTGAATAAGGAAATTATAGATTTTAGAAAATTCAAGGAAAATTCTCTAGGCAAAGAACCAAGTTGGGTAAAAGAAACTAGAATGAAAGACTATAAAAATATTCCTAAGAACAACTCTAAAAAATGGACTAAATATCAAGAAGCATTATTAATTAAATATTGGAATGATAGAAAGACAAATGAAGAAATTGCAAATTTACTAGGTAGAAGCAGAACATCTGTAAGAATGCATGCTATAAATGTGCTAAAACTTAAACCAAAGCAAGTTAGATTACAATGGAAGCCTATAGAAATTGAAATGTTACTTGATATGTTATCTAAAGGTTATACACATAATAGGATAGCAGAAGAACTTGGAAGAGGTGTATCTAGTATTAGATGGAAACTAGGTGAATTAAAAGAAGCTACTAAGGACCCGACCAAAGCATCCGAAGTAGCCATGCAAAAATTTACAGTTCCATTATATCACAATATGGAGGGATAGCAATGGTAAGTCTTAAAAGATTTAAAGAAAAGTCAGCGGTAGTTAGCAACATAGTAGAAGATGTAGTACATGAATTATCTGTTAAAAATCCATATTTAGCTGAGGATTTAGAGAATAACTATGGAGAACTATGCAGTATGATTTTAGCTTCATGTGAAACTTGGGATTGTGTATTATCAGATATAGAGAAATAAGGAGGAATTTAGATGGCAGATTCTAAAAAAGTTGAAACAAATAAATTAAATATATATCAAAAATTACAAAAGAGCAGAGTTGATTTACAAGGTAAGAAACTAAAAAAGACAGGAGTAAATAAATATTCTAACTATGATTACTTCGAATTAGGTGATTTTCTTCCAAGTATAAATGAAATATGTAATACAAATGGATTAGCTACAATATTTCATTTTACTTCTGAACTAGCAACATTGACCGTTGTTGATGTAGATAACTTAGAAAGTAAATTAGAATTTACAACACCAGTTGAAATTGCAAGCTTAAAAGGGTGTAGTAGTATTCAAAATATCGGAGGTACTCAATCGTATGCTAGAAGGTATCTTTATATAATGGCTTTTGAAATAGCTGAATCAGATATAGTAGATGGCGGAGTAATAGACCAAGATTCAGAACATGGAAAGAAAAAGATAGATAAAGCGGCAGCCTTTGTTATTAATAAATTAATAGATGAAACAAAAACTGAAAAAAGTAAATTTTTAGAGTGGATTGGAGTAGCTAAAGTTGAAGATATAACAAATGATTGCTTAAGTACTTGTATGAGTCAATTAAATAAGAAAAAGGATGCCATGCAAAAGGCAACTCAAAAAAGTAAAAATGAATTTCCAGAAGAATTAAATTTATAGGGGTGTATTGAGAATGAAAGAATTAGAAGTAAATAAACAATTGCCAGTTATTAAAACAAATTATGAAGATGTAAAAGCATCTTTAAGTGAAACAATGAACAAATATAAAGGATTAGTTGTTACTGAGGAGAGCCTTCAAGATTGCAAGGCTACTCAAAAGGAACTTGCAGGACTTAGAAATAAGATTGATGGATTTAGAAAAACAGTAAAAAAAGAAATGGAAGTACCTATTAAGAGCTTTGAAAGTAATTGTAAAGAATTAATAGGACTTATAGCAGATACAGAGCAACCTATTAAGGATGGAATAAATGTTTTTGATAACAAACGTAGAGAGGAAAAGAAACATCAAGCAGAAGAGCTTATAAAGACTTATGTATTAGAACTTGAACTAGATGAAAAGTATTCAAAACAATTAACTGTAATAGATAAATATTTAAATTTATCAGTTAGTAAAAAAAGTGTTAAGGAAGATATTTGTTCAAGGGCAGGAGCGTTAAAGTTACAACAGGATGCAGAGATAAGGGAGCTAGAACAATTAAAGGCTAGTATTGATGTTTATGTTAATGCTGCTAATGCAGATATAAATACAAAATTAAAAGCTGATGATTTTTACAAATATATTAAATATGGACATGACATAACAAGAATTTCAGCTCTAATAAAAGAACAACATGACAAAATTAAAGAAGCTGAAAACCCAAAACCAATTGAGCAACCTAAAGAAGAAAAAACTGTAGAGCCAATTAAGCAGGAAGTATCTATTCCAATAGATACTAAACAACCATCAAAAGAAGAAAAATTTTATTTCTATGAGCTAAAAGTAATTGCTAATAAGGAAAATATGCTTGAGTTAAATAAGCTTCTAAAAACTCCAGGATTTAAATATGAAGTGGTAAGTCAAGGAATAGTTAATAAGTAGGTGATTTCATGAATGAAGGGTGGATAAAACTTCATAGATGTTTATTTGAAAAAGCTATATGGCAAAATTCTACAGTAGAGCATAAGGTTATTCTTATCACCCTTCTAGGAATGGCCAATCATTCTGGTAGAGAATGGGAGTGGAAGGGTAAACAATTTAAAGCAAATCCAGGTATGTTAGTAACTTCACTTGAAAGCATTTGTAACAAGTGTGGCAAAGGAATTTCAATACAAAATGTACGTAGTGCACTAAAAAAGTTTGAAAAATTCGAATTTCTAACACAGGAGGTAACAAAGACAGGAAGGCTTATAACCATAGTAAATTGGGGACTTTACCAAGGTGGCAAAGAGGAAGGTAACAAACAAACTAACAAAGAGGTAACAAACGACCAACAAAGCACTAACAAAGAGGTAACAAAGAGCCAACAAACAGGTAACAAAGAGCCAACAACTAACAAGAATGATAAGAATATAAAGAATGTTAATAATGACAAAGAATGTGAAGAAGGAAAAGAAATATACACAACTCAACTCCCCTTTTCTTTTCCTACTCCGATTCATGAATTAATATTTAATCAATTTGGAGAAACAAGTTATAGAACATGGTTTGAAGATTCAACTGTAGAAGCTAATGATAATTTAATAATTATATCTGTTAAAGAAAAATTTAAGCAGCAGATAATACAGGATAAATATTTAGAGACTATTAAAACAGTAACAGGAAAAGAAATTGAAATTGAAATTACAGGAGGAGTTTAAATGAAATTTAAAGAGTTTAGATCAGATTGCAACTTTATTGATGTATTAATAAACAAGTGGTTAAAGGAAAATCCAAGCGTAAAAGTTATGGATGTTAATTATACAGCTAACAATTTTGGAAGTCATGTACTAGTTAGTTATGAAGAGTAATTCGTGATGGTCAGAAAGGGTGAAGTAATATGATATTTGTAGATTACATTATTGTAGCTAAAACCAAAGAAGGTAAGTACCTAGATAACCATTATAAATTAACAGATAGCTTAGATGAAGCTATGATTATTCCTAATGAAAGGTGTTGGAAACATGATACTAAGTGGTATTTTTATTTAAACAAACTCCCAAAAGAAAAAAATAAATTTTTCAAACAAAAAGTAAAAAGTATATTTGATTGTCCAAACACAATTAGAAGTGAGGTCGCCCTTGAAGAAAAAGAAGAAAAATGGTTACAAGTTTAGTTCACAATACTAAAATAGGGGGAATAAAGATGGATATTAAATTAAAAGATATATTAAGTTGTGTAAAAACATGGACAACTTTGAGGTTGGATAATAAAGATAATGGAGAAAGATTTTATCCTAGTTATAGTGAAATAACAAGTTATGGAGATTATTATATTACAGAAATAGAAGCAGCAGAAGATAAATTAATAGTAACTATAAAAGAACAAATTTAATTTTATAACACATTAAAAAGCATGATATAAGCTTAGTTATAGCTATTGTTGTAATTACTTATTATCAATTGATACTCAATTAAAAATAGAAAGGAAGTATAAATATGGAAAATATGATTAATTTAGAAACATTTGCTGAGGGAGCATTAGCAGAAAAGGTAAATATGGCGCTTAAGGAGGTACTTTCAAACATTACTGATCCAAATACAGTAGAACCAATAGATTTAAGTGGTATTAAATTAGTTAAATAATTAATCAATATAGCCATGGCAAGGGGCTTAAACCTTGCACATTAATTAAGAAAAGGTGGAAATAAAAAATGAGAGAACAAGAAGCATTACAATACTTAGTACAATTAGGAGAAGAAAGTGAACCAATAATTGAATTAGATCAAGGAACTTATTCAAGAGTTGATTTAAATAGAGTTAAACAACCAAAGGCACAAGGATTAAGCATTAGTACATTAACAGGATTCGTAGATTACATTAAGAGCAATATAGATGCAATAGACACTAAATTATTAATACATGTTGCATCACATAAAAGAGTTGACTTATATGGACCATTAAATGCAGATAGAGAAAGAGAATGTTATTTAGTAGCAGGAGCAGAGCTACCAACTAATATTAGATATGAGCAATTTTTAGATACAGAGCAATTTAATATTATGTTACAAAGCTCATTTGCAGACAACGGAAATAAAGATGTTTTATTAAAATATACAGGACTTGTTAGAGATGAAGCAGTAAAAACAACTGGTGATGATGGAATAAGTCAAAAGGTAACAGTAAAAACAAGAGTTGCAAGTGTAGCTGAAGCTGTAGTACTTAATCCAGTAAGTTTAGCACCGTATAGAACATTCCCAGAGATAGAACAACCTTTAAGTAAGTTTATATTTAGAATGAAAGATGGTCCAAGAGCAGCAATCTTTGAAGCTGATGGGGGAGCTTGGAGAAATGGATCGATTTTAAATATTAAAGAATACTTAAAGAAAGAACTTGAAGGATTAGAAAACATTGAAATAATAGCATAAGAAAATGGGAGGGGTAAAACTCTCCTACAAAAAAAGGAGAAAATATGGCTAAGAATTCAGGAAAAATATTTGAAGAAGATATAAAAAACTCAATACCTAAAAATCAAGATTTCTTTTATTACAGATTTATAGATAATGCAGCTTCATTTAGTGGTGGAGATAATGTTAGATTCACTTCACACAACCTGTGTGACTGTATGACCATGACAAAGGATAAATTATACCTTATGGAATTAAAAACCCATACAGGGGCAAGCTTACCACTATCATGCATAAGAAAAAATCAAATAGATGGTATGGCAAAGATAAATCATCCAAATATGAAAGCAATATTTATTATTAACTTTAGAGAAAAAGAAAAAACTTATGCGATAGAAGCAGATAAATTAGAAAGATATATACAAACATCTAAAAGAAAAAGTATTCCCATTAGTTTCTTAGAAGAATGTGGAGTTGAAATAATAGGTACTAAGAAAAAAGTACATTACAGATATGATTTAGAAAAGTATTTTGAGGAGGACAATGATAATGAATAAATGGATTGGTATAGGTAGATTAACATCAGATGCAGAATTACAATTTACAGCAGGTAAAGGAACAGCTGTAGCAAAATTTAAGATAGCTATAGATGATGGATATGGAGATCATAAAAAAACATATTTCATCCCTATAGTGTTATGGGGTAAAAGTGCTGAAAATTTATCTAGTTATTTAATAAAAGGCACACAGGTAGCTATAAGTGGAAAGATAACTACTAGATCATGGGATAAGCAAGATGGTACTAAAGGATATGCAACAGAAATTGCAGCAGATATGTATGGTGGAGTTAAATTACTTGGAGGAAAGAAGAATGATAATTCATCTACCAGTCCTTTTGATGATGGAAACTTTGAGGCAGATATAACTCCGGTGGACGACGGTGATATGCCTTTTTAGAAGGTGACTATGAGTAAATATCTTTGGGTAGCAGTAAGTCCAGATAAGTATGAACTTCCACTAGTAGTTGAAGAAAGTTCACTTAAATTAGCTAAAAAATTGAAAGTAACCGATGGATGTATAAGAGCATCTGAATATAATTACAGAAAAAGAAACAAGGGAAAGTATGAATCAAAATGTGATATAAGGATAATTAAGATTTTAAGATAATTAAATAGAGAATAAGAGCAAATAGCAATATAGTTATAAGTTCTTATTCTCAAATAAAAATCAATTTCAAAATAGGAGGAGTAATAAAAATGAAGGATTATGTAGAAAATAGGGTAAAGGAAGTAGCTGAATTTACAGTAGGAACTAAATATAATGTCTACAAGAAAGCTATAACAGAATATGGAGAGTATGGACAATTAGATGTTGTTATAGAGGAAATGGCAGAACTTACACAAGCTATTTCTAAATTTAAAAGAGGTAAGATTCATAATGTAGAAGAAGAAGTCGCAGACGTAGAGATAATGTTGGAACAAATGAGATTAATATTTGATTCTAATAAAATAGAAGGTATTAAGCGAGAAAAGATTTTAAGATTAGAACAAAGGTTAAAGGAGAGTTAGTTTATGTCGCCAAAAGAATTAGCAGAGAAAACAATTAGAGATATTGCAGCTAGGAGAGAAAGAGCTGATAGAGAATTTTATGCTTATCAAAAAGAAAGTGGAGTAAGAAGAAAAAAATCTTCTAATGTAAGATACGGTGGATATAGGTGGTAATCCTAATAGATTAGGAGGGATAGGATGCAAAAATATAAAAGAATACTTTATAAGGAAACAGAAGATAAATTATATAAATATTTCAATAGAGATAGGATATATAAAGGTTTGAATAGTCAATTAATTGTATTAAATAAACAGATAGATCAATTAAATAATGAACTAAAAAATTGTAAATATATCAATGTAGATGAAGAATCATCATCACCAAGTTTTGATGAACGTGTACAAACATCATCTAGTTGTACAAGTTATGTTGAAAGCCAAGTAATTAAATTAACAGATATGAAGTTAAGAAGAAAAGAAAAAAAAGAACTGGAAAGAGAAAACATATTAAGTCAATTGGGTGATCTTGAATCAATAGTAGCAGAAATGGAATGGAAAGTAGATCAACTTGAAAATGATTATAAAAGAATGCTTTCAATGATATACAAAGAGAACATGAATGAAGTTCAAATATCTTTTAAATTGCATCTAAGCCAAAGCCAAGTAAATAAGAGAAAAAATAAGATACTAGAGCATATATTCATGTGGGAAAAATGGAATTAAACGATATGTAAATTTGATGCAGTAAATTAAGAAAAATGTTTTTAAAAATTGAATAATGCAGTATTGATAATATATGCTAAAATAGGAATTGTAAGTATATAAATTACGACATAATAATTAAGATTTAAAAGGGGAATGAATATGGGAAATAATATAGGAACTTGTGCATTATGTAAAAAAACAAATACTATTTTAGAAAAAAGTCACATAATACCAAAATTTATTTTTAGAAGAATTGTTAAGAAATCTGCTACTGGATTTATGCGTAATCCATTTAATCCAGATGAGAGAATTCAAGATGGAGATAAGCAGTACTTATTATGTGGTGAATGTGAGGATTTATTTAATGTTTCTGAAACCTTATTTGCAAACAAAATTTTTCATGGATACAAAGGTGGAAAATTAAAAGAGTTTCAATATGAAAAATGGCTAAATTTTTTTATTACTTCAGTTAATTGGCGTACACTTTATTTAGATATACAGGGGTTTAAAAATGATAATTCAATAACTAAAGAAAACTTAAAGGTTTTAATGGAAGATGAAGAAATTCTAAGAGATTATTTACTTGGAAAAAGAAATGATATATCTGATATGGAAAATCATATCGTCTTTTTTGATGATGTTAAACTTGCAGATAAACAAACTTCTATGTCTGAACCTCATTCATTTTTTAGACATAGCTCTTTTGGATATACTTATATAAGTCATGATTATAATGGATATTATGTTATAACCAATCTTTCAGGAATATTAATCTGTACAATCTTAAAAAAATCTAAAATAGAAAGATGGGAAAATACTATAGTAAAAATAGATAAAGGAAACTTTAGAATTGAAAACCAAAAGGTAAAAAGTCCAGTGATGGATGATATTTTTGAATATATGAAGGAAAGCCAAGAAGCTAAAAAAAATATATCAAAAGAAGAAATAGATAAAGTGATTAATATTATTAAGAGAGATCCAGAAAAATTCATGAATACTGAAATATATAAAAATCATTTATTGGATGAAAAATTAAAAGAAAAATAATATTATTAAAATACAAATATATATAAAGTGAACTTAATTTAAATACTAAAATAGTAAATAAAAAAGCAGTAACCTAAGTTACCACTTGAACGCAAATTAAGTATAGCTTAGGTTGCTCTTGAAATCAAATAAACCTCAAAGGGTGGAATAAAATTGGAATAAAATTGGAATAAAAGAAGAATAATTTTCTTGAATCAAAGCTTTAAAATAGTAAGTGTAAAGAATTAAATTTAAACCTCTCATAAATTCTCAATACCCTGTACTACTTAGGTTGTATGGGGTATTTTTGTTATGCTTATAGACCAGTAGGGCTTTATCCTCCTAATTAATTTAAATGTGAAAGGTAGGTGTAAACCTCCAAACACAATATAGTAGTACATCAACTCTACTGGTTTTTATAGATAGGATTTGGAATTAAAGAAGTTCCCACCTATCTTTTTTATTTTATTTAAGAAAGGTAGGATGTAAAAATGGAAAACAAATTATTAAATCTTACAAGTGATAAGGAATTAAGAATAACAAGCGTAGAATTAGTTGATATTATAAATGATTTTAGAAGATTAGAGAGCAAAAGTACTGGAAAAGAGTATGTTTCAATTCAACATAATACTTTTATGAGAAAAATAAGAAATGAAATAGAAACATTAGATTTACTAGGTTTGGAAGGACAGAAAAATTTTGTACAGTCCTCATACGTTAATTCTCAAAACAAAGTACAACCTTGCTATTCATTAAATAAATATGGAATGTTACAAATGCTAAATAGTGAATCTGTATTAGTTAGATATAAAACTATTGAATATATAAATGAACTTGAAGATGAAAATATGAAATTAAAAGAAGGACAACTATTAATTTCAGCTAAAGAAGAAATAAAGGAACTTAAAAGTACATTAGATGATTTTAAAAAAGCAACAGAAGAAGCAAAACAAATGTACAAACCTAGTCATAAGAAAAAACTTGATTATAACAAAATGATAAAATCATTAACTAATAATAAAGAAGAAGCACAAGTAGTTAAGGATTGGGTATTTGGTTTATTAAATATAAGCAAGTGGGAAGATACTTGTGCGAATGATACTAAAAGAATAATTGAAGCTATAAATACAGTAGCTAGATTATTAACTATAAAGAAATTTGAACAGTTAAGTATGCTTTAGAATTCTAGAAATAGGGTTCTTTTTTAATGCAATAAAACAGAAAGTAGGTGAGAAATATGATTACAGTAATGGCATGGATAGTTTTAATAATTAATGTATTGAGTGGAATTTTAAATTTTATATGTACATTTAAGGATAAGACAGTATCAGATAGAGTAACAAGTTTTGCTTCAGCAGCTATCAATCTAATGGCATCATATTTAGCTTATTATGTTTTATTTATATAAGGTATGAAGTGTGATAGAAATAAACTTAAAGATATACTTAAGGTTAATTTAAATACTTTAAAGCAGATAGAAAGAAGAAATAATCTACAAATAAGATTAAGAAAAGTTGGTTATGATCTCGTAGATAAGCACAAAGAAAAGAATAAGTATATTTATGAGATAAAGAAAACTACTGATGAATCATACAAGAAACTTAAAAACATAATCAATAGTACTTACAACTCTAACAGAGCAGATAAGTTTGTAACCTACTTTAATATAAGAACATTAGAAGAGCCTAATACAGTAAAAGATATTGCAACAGCATCAGATGTTACAGAAAAAACAATAATAAAGTGGGATAATACTCTCAAGGACAAAAGGATTTTATCAAAAGACGGTTATTACTACTTTAGATTATGCAAAGATACTAGAGAAGTACAACAATGCACTATAGAGGAATACAAGTCATTCTGGAAGAACAAAGCTTATATAAATGCTTTTTATCAACTCCAAAGCAAATACATGAATGGAGAAATAACACTTACAGAATTGCAGTTAGCTTCAGGAGAAATAGCTGTAATAATAAGTACTATAGAAAATAAGTATTACTTCAAAGTTAAAAAATATAAAGTTAATAAGGAAAACCAATTATATATGGAAACTAAGAATTTAATAGATGAAATAGAAAAGGGTACGAAATAGGCTATAAACTACATGCTATAAATTAATACTTAACATGTAACTATAGGTTAAAAACGTACCCCTTTTTAATGTGAATAAATCAATAAATTGATAGGAATGCAATATGACATTCTGACAAGGTGTTAAAAATAAAAAGGAGGAAATAATATGTTGGATGAAAAGAAATTAGAAGCAATAGATTATTTAGTTGGAGGCCTTAAAACACGGGAGGAGATAGCAGAAATTGTAGGTGTGGCTGATAGGACTGTATATAGGTGGATGAATGATAAAGAATTTAAGGCTGAGTGGCAGAAAAGGTCAGATGATTATAATTCTAGCCTAGCTAAAGAATCTAAATCGAGAATGTGTAGCAGAGTTGGTAAAGCAATAGATAACATATGGGATTTAGCCAATAATAGCGATTCGGACAAGATAAAGCTAGAAGCTAATACAATTATATATGAAGCCGTATTAGGCAAGCCTACAACCAAGATAGAGCAATCTACTACAAACAATGATAATAACGTTCCAGTAAGCATAACTGATATGCTAGAGCAAGTGCAAAAGGATAATGTTATTGCTTTGCCTAAAGATAAAGCTAAGTAGTGTTCGCTAAACTATAGTATTACGTCCGTAAACAAAACCCTAATATATACGTTCGATAAATACAATAAAATAATTAACAAACGTTTATAAAATAGTATTGTATTTTACGAACAATAGGAATATAATAGAAGTATAAGTGATAGGGGCATATTCTAAATTGCAGAATCTCAAAAACCTGTCACTAAGCTCCATAAAATTTTATTATATTTTTTAAATTGAGGTGTTGGGTATGAGAACGTATGGCTATATTAGAGTTAGTAGTAAAAAGCAAAATGAAGAAAGGCAAAGAGTAGCTTTAAGAGAATACTGTGAAGAAAATAAAATAAATATGGACTTTGAAAGAGATGTTATTACAGATGAACAAAGTGGTAAGAATTTTAAGAGAGAAGGATATATACTTCTAAAAGAACATCTTTTAAGAGCTGGTGATACTTTAATCATAAAAGAACTGGACCGTTTAGGTAGAAATATGGATATGATTAAAGATGAATGGATAGCACTTGAAAAAATGGGTGTTAATTTAATAATTATTGATAATCCAATGTTAAGTACTAATAATAAAGGTGATCTTGATAGAAAGGTAATAAGTAATATAGTATTTGAATTAATGTCTTATATGGCTCAAAAAGAAAGAGAAAAGATACTTAAAAGGCAAGCAGAAGGATTAGCAGCTATGCCAGTAGATAATAATGGAAAGAAAATATCTATGAAAACTAAAAGAGCTATTGGTAGACCTTCACTTGAATATCCTTCAAATTGGAAAGAAACTTATGATAATTGGAAATCTGGTGAAATAACAGCAGTAAAGGCTATGGAATTTACAGAATTAAAGAAAACTAGCTTTTATAAATTAGTTAAGCAATATGAAAGTAAATAATTATTAGCACTTAGAGTTTATCTAGGTGCTTTTTAAATGTAATAAAATAGTTTAATTAAGGAGCAGTAAATCATGAAAATAGAGAATATACAAATACGAAGTATAGAATATGAATATAAACTTTTCCTAGGAAGTGGCTATGTTATAAGCGCTGCTAATGTGAGAGTTAATTATAATAATATTGACTTACGTTGCAGTATAGAAACTGATAAGGAACTAACTAATGAAGAAATTAGAAGGAAATTAATAATTAAATTAGAGTAATATATGAAAAGATTAAGTGAAAGTAGGAGGTGATAACATGATATACTTTGACAATTTAAAATTTGATACAGAGCTTAAATATGAGGTATATCTGTTAAATAAGTACCTCACTAAACATTACAATAGTGAAACATCTAAAGCACTCATGGAAACTAATAATAGTGATTTAGATGACCTTGCAAGGGCATTAGGTGAAATAGATATTGAGTTTTTCTGTTTGTATTTTATGAGTGATACATTTGTTGTAAAAGATTCTAATGTAGCTAGACAACTATCTAAAGGACATTATGAGCTTTGGGATATTGCAAATGATATATTTATAAAAGATAAGCATGATAAGGCTGCTATTATTGAACCTAGAGGATTTGCTAAAACAACTATCTTTGATATGGCAGTATCTGTTTGGCTACATTGCTATAAGAAATCTTTATTTACTTTATTAGGTGCTAAAACTGATACTGATGCAACTCAGTTCCTTGATTCTATTAAAAAAGTATTTAATGAGAATAAAAAAATAATTAAATGCTTTGGTAAATTAATAAATGCTAAAAAATTTACTGTTAATGCAAATGAAGTTGAGTTCACTAATGGAACTTATATTAAAACTGTAGGTTCTGGAACTTCTGTCAGAGGTGCTAACTGGGGAGGAATAAGACCTACTGTATTTATTGGTGATGACTTCCAAGATGAAAAAAATATTTTGACTGATGCTGCAAGAGATAAACAGTATTCTAAATGGACCAAGGAAATTGAAGAAGTTGGAGATAAAGCTGTATTTAGAAATGGTAAAAAGATAAAATCTGCTACTAAAGTAATAGCAATTGGTACTGTACTTCATATTGATTGTCTTATGAGTAGATTGAGTAGAAATAATGATTACTTTACTATATTAAGGCGTGCAATAATATTAGATAAAGAGCAAACTGTAGAAGATATTTTTGAAAGTGATTTTTGGCAACAATGTCATCACATATACTTTGATGAAAAACTAAATAAAGATGAAAGAAAAAATAAAGCCAAGCAGTTTTATGAGGACCATAAAGAAGAAATGCAATTTCCAGTATGGTGGCCTGAGAAATGGGATTGTTTTAATGATTTAGCTGTTAAGTATTGGGAAAACAGAGTCGCTTTTATGAGTGAGCTTATGAATGATGCAAGTTCTATAGGAGAAAAATGGTTTAAATCTGTTTCTACTCAGACTAAAGAAGAAATTGAAAATCATGATTTTGTTAAAACAATGCTTTCAATTGACCCAGCTTCCACTACTAATAAGAAATCTGACTTTACTGCAATGGCTGTTGGAAGTAAAGCTACTAATGATTTTACTTATATAAGAGATTTACTTATGAAAAAATTAAGTTTTGACCAATATTGTGATGAAACAATTAAAATGCTTGAAGGAAATCTTGATGTAACCCATATAAACATTGAGAAAAATACATATCAGGGTGCTGATGTTGTTAAAATCAAGGAACTAATAGAAAAAAGTCCAATTTTAAAAGGGAAAAAGTATGAATGGATTAATGAAATGCAAAGAAAGAACAAAGATGAAAAAATTTCTACTGTTGTTGATCCAATGAATAATGGACAAATAGTCATTTGTTCTGATTGTGAAGATAGTAAGCCTGCTATTGAACAAATTAAAGATTTTCAAGGACAATTATATACTGTGCATGATGATTTTATTGATAATATTGCTGAACTTGAAAATAAAATTAAAGGAATAAAATCAAAAGCTAGTTTTAGCATTATCTACAGGTAGAAAGGAAGTGAAAACATGGATCAAAAAGAAATTGAGTTTTTACAAAGATGTTATTCAGATTATATTATGAAGCTAGAGCATTATGAGGATATAAATCGTTATTATTATGGTAATACTGAAAGTCTAGCTGAGTTTGTACCTAGGGAAGGTAGAAGTAATCTTAAGGTAAATACAAATTTTATACAAAAACTTGTTGATGAAGAAGCACAGTATAGCTTTGGAAATGATATCACATATATAAGTATTGAAGGAAATGACCAAGCTATAAAAGATATTAATTATAATCTCAAAAACAATAAATCCGATCATGACATTATTTTGGGAATTGAATTAATAAAGTTTGGAATGGCTTTTGAAATTAATTATCTTGAAGAATATATTCCTAAAAAATTTAAATTTAAAAACAGAATTGTAAGTCCATTGGAAGGATATATGTATCTTGAAGATGAAATTCCGAAATATTTTTTATATATGTTTCATAAGCAATTAGAACCTGAAAAAACTTATATTGATGTTTATACCAATGAAGCTATTTATCATTTCGATGAAACTTGGCAGGAAGTAAGTACTAAAACTGAACATTATTTTGGAATAGTTCCAGTAGGTATAGGAATAATAGGCGGAAAGGCTTACAACATTGATAGAGGTTATGAAGAAGGTGATAAAACCATTTATAACACTATTAAAAATATACAGGATGCACTTGAGACAAATTTATCTGACATTGTAAGTGAAATATCAGATTTTAGAAATGCTATTATGAAAATATATGGTGTTGAAGCTGAAAACGAAAAAGATAAAGATGGAAATGATATTATTGATGAATCTACAGGAAAACCTAAGAAGAAAGAGCCTGTAGTAAGAAACAATTGTATATTACTATTTGGAGATAAAGCAAGTCAGGATGCAGAATGGTTAATTAAGAATGTAAATGATACGTTTATTAAAAATACTCGTGACGACTTATTAAATCTTATATACACTTTAACATCTCATATTGATAACAATGAAAAGATGCAAAGTAACCTTAGCAGCATGGCCCTAAGAAGTAAATTACAATGTCTTGAAGCTAAATGTAAAATGAATGAAAAAGCTTTTATAAATATAGTGTATACAAGAATTTATTGCTTATTTAAGTTTTTACATATGACTCAAAGTAAAGACTATGATGTAAATACAATAAAGTCACAATGTACACCTAGCATTCCACAAGATATTGTAGGCATAGCTGATGTTATTTCTAAAATACCTCATGAAGTTCTTTCTAATGAAAGTAAAAGAAGTATGCTGCCAAATGTAAATGACCCTGCTACAGAACAGGAAAGGATTGATAGAGAGATTAAAAATGAAATGAACTTAGGTGATTCTGATGAAGCTTAATGAAAATCAAAAACTGTTTTCTGACATTATTATTTCTCTACTGGAACAAATGTATGATATGCATAATGGAACATTAAGTGAATTATGTGATCCTGTGAGAAATGCTAATAAAGAACTAATTATTAATGAGTTGTCTAAGATAATGTTTAAATACAATATTGAAGATACTTGCTTAAATATTGGCAAAGTGCAGCAGATGAAGTTATATAAAGAGTTGTGCAGTAAAATAAATGAAATGTTTGATAATGAATATAGGGCCGAAAAAGATTGTATCTCAGATATTTTGAGCCAAACTACTAAAGATTCTTATTATATAAACAGTTTTGTTACTGGTCTTGGAACAAGTTACACATTAAAGCCTGTAAGCAATAAGACTCTACAGGAAATAATTAATCATAAGATTGATGGAAAGATGTGGAGTGAACGCTTATGGGATGATAAAGTAAATCTTAGAAAAGACTTAAAGCTCCAAGTTAAAAAGTTTTTCAATGGCGAAATAAATGTTAATAATATTTCTGATGTAATAGAAAAGAAATATAGAAATAACAGATATGTAACCAATAGACTTGTGAATAATGAAATAAGCATTATTCAAGAGGATGTTAATGATGTTTGGAGAGAAAATCATAATATAAAAACAGTCTTATATATGGGAACTTTAGATTTCAAGATTTGTAGTAAATGCAGTCAATATGATGGTAAAAGCTATAATAGTGATGATAGGCCGATAGAATTACCACAACATGTAGGTTGTAGATGTACTTATGTAAATATACCTAATGCTGATTGGCGGCCTAAAATGCACATTGACAATGAAACTAAAGAGAATATTAATTGGCAAAGCTTTGAAGAATGGAAAGAAAAACATTAAGCACTTACTTAATATAGTAGGTGTATTTTTATACCTAAATTTAAGGAGGAGTATATGTGTAAATATTGTGAAGGTGAATATGGAAAGACTTTTAAAATTGAACAAAGTTCAGATAACACTGAATCTATTACAGAAGGATTTATTTCTAATACAAAAGATGATAAAGTTGCAGGAATAGTTTTATTAAAACATGGAACAGCTTTTGGTGTGTTTGATATTCCATATTGTCCATTTTGCGGAAGAAAATTAAGGAGTTGATTAAAATATTTAGCTTAATAATACCCTTTATATCAATGATACTTATCGGTATTTGGATTGTAGTAGATTACAAAAGATATAAGGTAGAAAAGGAAAGCTGTGAGGTTTATAAAGCTTTAAAGGATAAAGTTATGGGAATGCATACAGAAGTGAAAAATCAAATAGAAATACAAAAAGATTCATCAATATCTATGGAAGAATTAGTAGAAAGAATTAATAAACAGTTCAAATCAAGAGTAGAAAGTTTAAAGAGGTGACCCAATATCTCGTTTAAGTCTAACGTTATAGTCTTAGTTTTATTTAGGAGGAATAGATTATGTTAATAATTAAATGGATAGCATTTATCTATATAATAGTAGATGCAATACTTTCTTTTATTGGCACAGTAGTAGCAAAAACAACTGAAAAAAGAGGAGCAAATGCAATAATGCTAATATTTAATATAATAGTTACTATTGCTTTGTTTAATGGAATATTTGACAGCCTATAGGGACTTATTTTTATTTTAGGAGGAATTGAAAGATGAAAAAATTATTTATATCACAACCAATGAGAGGACTAAAAGATGAAGAAATTCTTAAAGCAAGAGAAGAAATTCGTATTAAAGCAGAAAAGGAAATAGGTGAGTCTGTAGAATTAATAGATTCATTTATTGAAGATTATCCAGGAGAAATTAATAAAAGTATACCTGTTTGGTATTTAGGAAAATCAATACAATTTCTTTCACAAGCTGATGTTGCTTATTTCGGTGGAGATTGGAGAAATGCAAGAGGTTGCAACATTGAACATGAAATAGCTGTTCAATATGGAATAAATAGATTAGAAGATTAATAATTGACTTTAAGCAATAGTCATTAAACAGGCTTATTTTTATGCAAAAATTTATACTCTAAGGGCAAGTACTTTAGGGGATAGGAGGAATATAACAATGAAAAAAGTAGATTTATTAAAGTTAGTTGAAGCGATAGCAGATGATGGGGACATAAACGAATCCCTTTTAGGACATGAAGAGTTTAAAGGGTTAAAGGACTTATCTAAGCTAGGTGCTGATGATATCAATGGAATATTAACAGGGGAAGTTGGAAAGGCTTATATGACTTCACATGATGATTCTATTAGGTCTAAAGCTGTTGAAACTTTTAAAACTGGCAAAATGCAAGAAGAAATTAAAAAAGCAGTTGATGCTGCAACTAATAAAAAGAAAACACCAGAAATGGAACGTATTGAAGCATTAGAAAAGAAAAATGCAGAACTTGAAGCTAAAGATTTAAGAAATGCTACTAATGGCACTATAGGAAAACTGTTAAAAGATAAGAAATTACCTAGTGAATTGATTAATTTAGTTTATGGGGATGGCAAAGAAGAAACTTTTACAAAAAACATTGATGCAATTGAAAATATTATTAACAGTGCAGCAGATTCAAAAGTAAATGAAAGACTTGGATCAAGTGCATATATTCCACCATCAGGTGGGCAAACTGCAGAAGCTCTTAATGCACAAATTGCTAGTGCGATAGGAGTTAAATAATTAAAAATAAAATTAATAAAGGAATGGTGATGTGAAATGGCAAATAGTATAGCAACAGCAACTTTAATTCAAAAAAACTTAGATAAGGCAGCAGCACAACAAGCACTTACAGGATGGATGGAAGGAAACGCAGGGAAAATTCAATACCAGGGTGGTAAAGAAGTTAAAATACCAAAATTAAATATGGATGGACTTGGGAATTATGATAGAGCCAATGGATTTAATGGTGGATCAATTACTTTTGAGTATGAAACAAGAACAATGAATAATGATAGAGGAAGAAGTTTTTCTTTTGATGAGCTTACAGTTGATGAAACAGGTTTTGCAGTAACAGCAGCTACAGTAATGGGTGAATTTCAAAGATTGAAGGTTGTTCCAGAAATTGATGCAACTAGATTAGCAACAATAGCGCAAATTGCTATGGGGGTAGAAAAGGATACTCAGGTTGAATATGGATATACACCTGCTAAAACTACAATTGTAGATAAAATCAGAGCAGGTATTAAATCTATTAGAAAAGCTGGTTTCAATGGTCAACTTGTATGCTATGTAACTTATGATGTACAGGACTTTATTGAACAATACTATGGTGAAAAATTAGCAGCAGCTACATTTGCAATTAATGGAGTAGACACAAGAGTTCCATCTGTTAATGGTGTCCCTATAATACCAGTAATTGATGAATGCATGTATACAAAATTAAAATTTAATGATGGTAAAACTTCAGGTCAGGAAAAAGGTGGATATGAAAAGGCTACTGATGGACTTGATATTAACTTTGAAATAATGTCAATGGAGTCTCCTATCGCAGTACAAAAAACCGACAATATGAGAATATTTAGTCCTGAAGTAAATCAAGATGCTAGAGCATGGAAAATGGATTATAGAAAGTTCCATGACTTATGGGTACCAGATAACAAGCAAAAAGGTTTATATGTAAATATAAAAGATGCTAAGCCAGTATCGAAATAATTGAGGTGATTTAAATGGCTCTTACTGATGAGGAATTTAATATAAAGAAAGCTTGCTTGATAATTAAAAAATATCTTAAGGTTTGCTTTACTGATGAAGAAATTCAAAAGAAATTTCCTATAGCGGTAGAGCAGTTTATTAGAAATTCTAAAAACTTAGAAAAGTTAAGAGATGGTGTGGGTGTTAAATCACAAAGTCAAGGTGATAGAAGCACTACTTTTATGGATAATATTGAAGCTTGGGTGATAACAGAAGATATTAAGGCTTTATTGCCTAATCCAATTAATTTTAAGGTGTGGTGATTATGTACTATGATAAAGAGATAAATATTTATACCTATAGTCCTTATGAAGATGAACACAGAATAACAAGGGATGGCTATATAAAAGCAACTAAAGAATCTTATTTAGTAGATATACAACCATACTCTACTGAAAAAGCTAAGAAAGATTATGGTTATGATATTAAATGTACTAGAAGAATGTTTAGTGATGCTTATAGTGAAATTACAGAGGATTGTATCATAGAATACAACAATAAATACTATAAAATTGAAGCAATACCTTGGGATGATGATTATCTCGAGGTTTTATTAAGTGAAACTAAAGATGTAAATATTATTGAAACTGAGATAGTAAACAATGAGTAGTACATTTGGATTTCAAGAGTTTATTAATAAAATAAATATAACTCAAAAGCAAATGAGCAATGTTATTAATGAAACTTTAGAAGAATCTGCAACAGAGTGCGTAGCAGAAGTGCAAGCAAGAACTCCTGTAAGGACAGGAAATTTAAGACGGTCATGGAATCATGGTGAGGTAGAAATAGAAAACAATACTCATTACATTGAAATAGGTTCAGCATTAGAGTATGCTCCAGCAGTAGAAAATGGATATAAGCAAGATGTAGGGAAATATATTCCTGCTATTGGAAAGAAACTTGTAAAAGAATATGTACCAGGTAAATATATGTTGCGGGATTCTTTAACTATAGCTAAAGCAGACTTACCCAATAAATTAAAAGCAAAGTTGAGTGATATTAAGTGATAAGATATGTGGATTTATTATATAGTATAAGCAAAACATTAAGAGAAAATTACCCAAAAGCAACAATTAAGATAGATAAAAAGAAAAGTGAAGAAGAAATTAAAAATGGTCTATTTTATGTGACCATATCTCCATTAAATAGTAAGACCTTTTTTAATTTAAGAAAAAAATTATTAAATGTGTATATTGAATTTGTGGAAGAAGTTAAAACCCAAGAAAGCTCTTTAAATAAGATTGATGAATTAACAGAATTGTTTGATGAAAGCATATATGTTAACAATAGAACATTACCAATATTAAATAAAGAGCCTAAAGACACAGATGATAATGTAATTTTAATGTTTACGCTTAATTATTATGATGGAAAGGCTGAACCCGTTCCTGAAACTCCAGATGCAACTTATGATAAGCTTATGGGAATTTTAAAATTAAATATTATTGATTAAAGACTAGTTATAACTGGTCTTATTTTTATGCATAAAATTAGAAAGGAGAGATGTATATGGCAACAAGTAATACTATGCATGGTACTAAATTTACAGTACAGGCATTAGCAGAGACAGCCAATATTAGAGCAAAGCATGGAGTGCTTTTTCTAATTCTAGATGATCCAACTGTAACTCCAGGAGTATATCAATATTCCAAATTAAAAAAAGTTGTTGAAAAATATGAAGAAAAGAATAAATCTCTTATAAGTACAATTTTCGCTGATTATGGAGTTAAAACATTAATAGTATCTGTTGGACACGCTGAAAGCGGATTAACTGGTTCTCTAGATAAATCATTATCATTACTTAATAAAGTAAATGAAAATGGATGGTTGGCAGTACCACAAATTAAAACAGATGAGGATAAAAAGAAGGTAGCAGATTTTGTTAAATCTCAAAGAAAAGAAGAAGACTATCAAATAAAAGCTGTACTCTACAATTATAAAAGTAATTTTGAAGGGATAGTAAATTTTACTGGAAAAGACTTAGGGGATATTTCTCCAGAAGAATATACAATACAAACAGCAGCTACATTATGTACTTTGGGCGCAAATGAAGCTGTTACAAACCACATTGCAAAGAATGTAAAAAGTTGTGATGTGAAAGTAGATAACAATGAGTGTGTATCTAATGGGGAATTATTTTTATATAACAATGGTACTAACATTGTTTACTCAAGAGGTGTAAATTCACTTGAAGTTATTGAAAATTTACAATCAGAATCGCTATCTAAAATAAGAATTGTTGAAACTATGGATCTTGTGAAATCAGATTCTAATAAAATATTTGAATCACACTATTTAGGCAAAATAGGAAACTCATATAAAAATAGAAAAACATTGATAAATGAGCTGAACTCTTATTTAAGAACTTTAAGTAATGAAGGTTACTTAAGTAATGATGAAGAATCTTTTGCTGAATTAGATGCCGAAGCTACTAGAAAATATTTAGAAAGTAAAGGCATTAATACTGATGAAATGAAAGATGAAGAAGTTTTAAAAGCTAAAACAGGAAGTTATGTATTTATAAAAATTACATTAAAAATTATGGATTGTATTGAAGACATTCATATTTGCCTACAATATGAAACTTAGAAAGGAGTGGATTAAATGAGCCAATTAAATCCTTATGATGTTGTTAGAACCAACAAAGGGTATATGAAAATAAATGGTATAGAGCTTGCTGAATTAAAAGAGTGTGAAGTAAGTATTGAACCTAATACTAAGAATTTACCACTTATGAATTCAGCTACAGATGCAGAAGTTACAATGAGTTATAAATGTACTATATCTTTTAAGCTTAACAAGAGATATAGCCGATTTAAACCAGCTATACTTGAAGCAGCTAAAAAACTTCAAAGTTTTGTTTTTGATTTTGAAGCAACAAATTATACTCCTGACGGGGAGGAAGAAGAAAGCATTGCTATAACAAAGGCATGGATTAAAGGAAAAACAGTATTAATGAAGTTAGCAAGTGAAAATGATTTTGGAGAAGATAGTTTTGAAGCAGGATTCATGATTGAGAATAGTAATTACACTAATATTATAGATGATGGAGAAGATTGGTAGAGCATTAGATTTAGCTCTACCTTTAAATTTATTAATGGAAGGATGATTGTGTTGAATAATAATTTAGTAATAAAAAATGAAGATGTGAAAATAGAGGATTATGTATTAACAATTGATGATATTATAAATAAAAAAGATGTATTAAAAGAACAGGCAACAAAAAGACATAAGTGCAGAATATATTGTAAAAAACTTAGAGGATCATTAATAGCTCATGAATTATCAAAAGGCGATTTAGCAGATGCTAGAGCAAAGATGAAAGATAACTACGAATCTGGAATTCAATATATGATCTATCTTAGTATTGACTATTTACAAGAACCTAGGATATTAGAAGCTTATGAGTGCAAAACTGATTCGCATAAAATAGTTAAAAGGTTATTTCCACGAGAAAATGAATTACTTGCAGTATCGGAAATAATAATGGGACTTAATGGATTAAACGAATTAAAGCCAGGCGAAATTTTTAGAAAAGAGATTGAAGATTTAAAAAACTAATTAAGTCCGAAGATGATAAGCATATAGATATTGAATTATATATGTATGCTTATTATCTTCAGCATGGACATACTTTAAAGGAATTATGTAATTTATCAGAACTAGAAAAGTCATTTTATATTGCTAGTATGTTGATAATGAAAAAACAAAAAACTGATAATAATATAGCATTAGCTGAATATACAGGAAAATTAGCTAATCCATATGCAATAAAGAAATAAAGGCGGGAGGTCTATGGCAGATAATATATTAGGCGGTAGGTTATCTTTAGAAGATGGATATTCTAGTGCATTACAAAGGTTTGCTAATGGAGTATTAGCATCAGAAAATAGATTTGAACAATTTGCAAATAGCGTTATAAATAGCAATCAAAGAATAGCTAATGATACTACAAAAACTTCCCAACAAATAGATAAAATAGCGCAAAAGTTTATTAAAAAAGGTGATAGTGTAGCTGATGCTATCAACAAGGCTAATGACAGAGTAAAACAGAATCAAGAAAAGACGATAGAAGGACTAGCTCAAAAGTATATTAAGTTAGGAATGACTATACAAGATGCATATTCAAAGGCTGAACACGAATCCAATAATATATGGAATGGTGGCGGTGGTTCTAGTTCTGGTGGTCCAGGAGGTTCTGATGGATTTAAAGATTTTGCTGAATCATTTTTGACTAGTGGGTTTGGTGGAATAATAGGGAAACTAGGTCTTATAGGTGCCAGTATAACAGCTAGCATAACAGTTATGAAAACTATGAATAACTGGATGGAACAAGGCTATGATGCGCTTAATAAAGTGTCAGATGGCCTTTTTTCTTATGAAGGTGTTAAAAATGCAATTGAAGAATCTATGAACTTTGAAACTGGTAGAATGAAATTAAATTTATTTTATGGTGATGATCAAAAGGGATTAGAAGCATATCAAAAAGCCACCTATGAAGCAAACAAAACATATGCTAGTGAAACTGATACAGTTGACATTATGGCTAAAATGGGTCAAATGAGTGTAACACTTTCAGAAGACCAATTGGAAAAATTTCTAGATGTAGCAGGTACTAGAGATGAAGTAGAAACAAGCCACATAGGATTAGCAGTTAAAGAAGCTATTGAAGGTAGAATTGCTATGTTACAAATGTATGGTATTAACAATAGAAATTTAAAGTCTTATTATGATGGATTGAAAAAATCTAATCCAGAGGAATATAAATCCTTTAAAGGCGCATTGAATAAGAAAGGTTCAGCAGGTGATCCACAAAAATATGTTAACTTACTTACTAGTTATATTGAGCAATCTCCAATGTCTGGCTATGCAGAAACTTATGCTAAAACAGTTAAAGGTAAATTAGAAAGACTAGAAGGTGTTTGGGGAAAACTAAAAGCTGAAATAATGGGAATTGACACTAATACTGGTATTGCAAAAGAGGGCGGAGTATTTGCAGCTGTTGCTAAAATGGTTGATAGCTTAAAAACTAAATTAGAAGATGAAAATACTATTAAAGGTTTAGAAATAATAGGAGAAGGCTTTGGAGATGCATTTACTGCGATTGGAGATGCTTTTACTTATACATTAGATAATATAGATCCAGAAGAATTTGCAAATACCATAAAAAGTGTTGGAGAGACTGTTTCAGATTTTATTAAAAGTTTAGTAGATAGTGGAGCACTAGATAAACTTTTAGATACTTTGCCTAAGCTCACAGAAAAAGTATTAAAAACAAAAGAATATAATATGATAACAGATAATTTTATGGCATCAAGGGAAGTTTCAATTGCAGAAAATAGACCTGGAGGTGGACTTTGGGCAGATGCATGGCGTAAGAAAATATGGACATGGATGGATTTTGATGTAAAGGAAGGTAGTAATGCTTATCCTGAAAAACCTAGTGGACATGGATTCTTATATGATTTATTTAAAGGAAGCTCTACAAGTGATTTATTAACAGATACTAATGCAAGTACTGCAATAGAAAAAAATAATAAGCTTAATGATGAACAAAAAAATACTTTAAAGCAAGAAATAAAGAATGATAGTCAAACAACTTATAATACTATAACAATTCAAAAAGTAGAAGCTAATAATTTTGATGAGATAATGAACTCTATAAAAGCAGCTCAAAAAAATAGGAAGTAGGTGATACAATGGCTCAATACACATTAAATGATTCACAAATAGTAATTACTACATTAAAACATTATGAAAATATGAATGGTTTGAGAGTTGATAGTGATAATTCTAAACATGTAGAAGAAAGAACTATTCTTTTGCCAATATCACCTTCTGATTTAATGTTTGATGAAAGTTCAGATGCTCAAACATTAAAATTAATGAATTATGGAGAATTACCAGTAAATATTAATCGTAAGTTAGCCAAATGGTCAGTATCAAGCTTCTTTCCTAAAAGGAACAATAAGGCCTATTATAAAAATGGAAGAGATTATTCAAATTCAATTTGGAAATATACATTCGACTTATCTAGTGGAAGAGAAGATCCATATACTTTTTATTGTGCTACTTTATTAGAATGGAAAAATAAACAAATACCATTAGTATTTATGTTTAATACTTGGGGTAACTATTATAATTGTCAAATTACATCTTTCAAATATGGACGAAAAGATGGGATTGGAAATGTGTATTATGATCTACAATTTCAAGAGTATAAAAAATTGAATTTGGAAAATGGAGAGAAAGGTGTAACGGATTATCCAAGTAATATTTATTATCCAGATGAAGGCGAATCTATACAAGATATGGCGAAAAAAATATATGGAAATTCTGAATATTATAAAACGATAATGAATTTAAATAATCTTACTAGTCCAAGCATTAAAGCTGGTGTAGGCTATAAAATAAAGTAGGTGATATTATGAATGAATTAACTGCTTTTGTTTATAATGATAATGGAAAATTTACCAATATAACTGATATTGTGGTTTCTGTAAAATATAATTGTAGTTTAGATAAAATAGCACAGCAAGTAGACATAACATTAGCCTATGGAATTTATAGTGAGTTACCTTCTCTTTATATAGAACCAGGGCAAAAAATAGAAATCTATGTTGGCAGTAGAAATATTTTTAAAGGTAAAGTAATAACTTCTAATTTAAAGGCTGATAAAGAAGAACTAGAATTAACTTGTTACGATTTTATCTGGTATTTAACTAAATCTAAGGTTGTCTATAATTTTAATAATATAAGTGCTTTTGATGCTGTATGTAAAATCTTTAATGATTTAGAAATTCCATATTCAGTAGATGGAATATTAGGTGGGGCTGATGGAGAAGGAGCTTCAATTAATATAGAACATCTAGTTAAAAATAAAAGTGCTTATGATGCCTGTATGATGATTGCTACAGAAGTTCATAATCAATTTGGGATTTATTATTATATGTTTATGGACGTAGCAGGAAATGTTAATCTAATGGAATGTGATAGGTATTGGAGCAAGCAAACAATTAAGCCATGTTCTAGTCCTTCTTTAGCTAATCCTGATGGAACACTTATAGCTTTATCCTATAGGAATGATATGTCAGATATGATTACAAGAGTTCAATTATTCGATAGTAAAGGTAATGCTGTAGATATAGAAACTGGAGAATCTGCTGAAGGTGATGAGGATGAAGGTGGTGAAGAATAATGGCTAAATCTCCTGAACTTGAACATATGAGTATTGGAAAAGCACAAACACTAGGAACTAAAAAAGTAAATGAATTATTAGGATTAAAGAATTTAACAGATCAAACAACTGGAGAAGAAGCTAAGGCAATTAATAATACTTTAACAGCTCCTAGTGGTATTATTAAAAAATATGGACTTATACAGGATATTATTTTTAAATCTAAAAAAGAAGATCCAACTTTAAAAGCAAAAAGAATATTAAATGAGAACTGCAAGCCTAAGCAAACTATAGAAGTAGAATGTATTGGAGATATAGACTATAGAGTAGGTTTTGGAGTTCATTTAGTTGCGCCATTTTTGCAAGGTTACGAAGATTGTTTTATGTATATTAAAGAAGTAGAACACGAATGGAAATCTAATAATTTATTTATAAGTAAGCTTACATTAACACCATCACGTGTTATGGATGAAATGGAATGGACAGATTTATATGATGATGAAGATGAAGAAGGAAGTTCAGCTTCAAGTTCTGCTTTATGGGAAAAAATTTATTCTGTTTTAAAACAACAAGAAGGCAAATCATATGTTTGGGGTGCACATGGACCAGATACATTTGACTGTAGTGGTCTAGTAGAATATTGTTACAACCAATACAAAGCAGAATTAGGACTAACACTTGGTTGGACTACTTATGAGCAATGTAAACAAGGAACTGAGGTTGATAAAAATAGTAAAGAGAGTTGGGAACCAGGAGATTTATTATTTTGGATTGGTAATGGTAGTTATCCAGCACCAGCTCATGTTAGTGTTTATATTGGTGATAATAAAATGCTTCATGCCCCAAGAACTGGAGATGTAGTAAAAACTGTAGATGTTACAAGAACAGATATTTATTCTGTTAAAAGAGTAATACCAGTAAGTAAGACTGGATATGCAGACATTAATATTGAAGGTGTTCCAGATGAATATGTGAGTAATTTAACTGCTGTTGAAGGTAATTGTAATACATTTATTTCTAATATGAGCAAATATAATTTTAAAGATATTATTATAAATAAATCTAATGTATATAAAATAGATGCTTATGTTACTGCTGCAATTATTGCAATAGAAAGTGAAGGAAATCCTTATTGTGGAGGTTCGTATTACGGATTAATGCAAGTAAGTGGAGGTTCATCAGACCCAGCTAATAATATAGAGCAGGGATTAAAAGAATATAAGCAAAAAATGAGTGCTGTTGGCATTCAATCTCATGTAATTTTTTCAGCTTATAACAGTGGTGAAGGTACTGTTCTGAATTCCTGTAAGCAAAATGGATATAATACATCAACTGTAACAGTTAAGCAATTAGGAGATGCACTATATAGCTATGTTAAATCTCATAATCCTACTTGGGATGCTAATGAAAAGAAATATTATGCTTCAAAAGTATTAAAAGCCTACAATATATTAAAAACTAAAAATGCATTAAAGTAAAAAGAGGTGATATGATGTCTTCATCATTTGATGAATTTTGGAACTCTATAGATTTACAACAAAAAAATAACACAATTGATGAACCTTTTGAAATAGGAAAAGTTACTTCAATAGACCCTTTGGTTGTAGAGCTGGAGGGTCTTCCTTTATATAAAAAAAATTTATATATCAATCCTCACTTACTAGCATGGGATGAAGAAGTTAATATTACAACCAGTATGAATGATAAACATAGTCACACTATCACAACTATACACCATCGTTCAAAGCTAAAGCTTGGATTAAACGTTGCTTGTTATGGCATTAATTATGATGAACAAGTGAAAACATATCAAAAGTATTGTGTATTGGAGGTGCTTGAATAATGGGATTTTTCCCAGAAGATTTTTATAATACTAAAACAAATATAAAAAAGAAAAAGGAAATACCTTTGTTAAAGGATTATGCAATAAATCTTGATACAGGCGAGATATTACTTGATAAAAATAAGAATGCAATAATTGTAGAAGGATTAGATGCAGTAATAGTACAGGCATGGAGGAAAATACACACAAAGAAAATAGATCCATTAGCAGGTGAAGGTTATTTAATCTATGGTAAGAATTTTGGAAGTAAACTTCATAAGCTTATAGGAAAAAGTAAGAGCAATGGTGATATTTATGCATATCAAATGCTTCACGATTGCCTAGTGGATGGAACTTATGTAACTGGAATAAGTAATTTTTTAACAGAATTAGAAAAGAGCTGTTATAAGATAAATTATACTATAGAAAGTATCTATGGAAATAAAGATGATAGTTTTTATGTAGATATAGATTAGGAGGTGATTTTATGGTTTATTACAGAAGCGCTGAGGACATATATGAAGAAATGTTCTTAGGATATACAGAAACTGATACAAGTGAAGGCAGTTTGATTTATAACTCTTGTATGCCAGTATGTATTAAATTATCAACTGCTTTATTGGATTTAGATGAAGCTACAAAAAAAGTATTTGCTAGTTCTGCTTTAGAAAGTGGATATTCTAATTATCTAGAAATGAGAATAAAAGAAGTTGGAATAGAAAGAAAACAACCAACTTATGCCAGCACTAAAATTGATGTAAATGGTTCTCCAAATGCAAATTTAAAGGCAAATAGTATTGTAGGAATTAAAGATAACAGATTATATTTAACACAAAATGATTTAGTATTAGATCAAGATGGCCATGGAAAAGTTATTATAAAAGCAGAGAACCCAGGTAGTAAATACAATGCGAAGGTTGGAGAGATAAATTATTTACCGATAAAATATAATGGGATAACTAGTATTGCCAATAAAGAAGCAGCAACTAATGGTTATGCCCAAGAAACAGATGAAGATTTATACGCTAGATACTTGTTAAAGGTACAAACTCCAGTGACATCAGGAAACGACTATCATTACAAACAATGGTGTCTGGAAACAGAAGGCTGTGGAAGTGCAAAAGTATATCCACTTTGGAATGGAAATGGCACTGTAAAATGTGTTATTTCTAATAGTAATAAAAGAGCTGCTAGTAAAGAATTAATTGATAAAGTTAAGCAGCATATAGAAGAAGTAAGACCTATAGGAGCAACTGTAACTGTAGTTTCTGTAGAAGAATTACTTTTAAATATATCTGTAAGTTTAATTTATAATTCTAAAGAAACTACACTAGATAAGATTAAAGAAAATATAAGGAACTCTATAGAAGAATACTTAAAAAAAGTAGCTTTAAATATTAACTATATAAGTATTGCTAAGATTGGAGCTTTAATTTTATCTAGTGATGGAGTTGAAGATTATAATAATTTAACCATTAATAGTAGCGCTACTAATGTAACTGTAAATGACAATCAAATAGCTGTTCTTGGTGAGGTGGTATGTAATGCAACTTAAAGATTATGTACCATCTTTTTTGAGTGGAGATAAAATTTTATCTAAAGTTTATGAAGAACAGCAAAAGCAAATAGATTCCACTAATGCAGATATACAAGATTTAATTAATCAATGCTTTGTAGAAACTGCAACTTGGGGATTAGACACTTGGGAAAAGGAATTAGGAATACAAAGCAATATAGGAGATAGTTATTCTATTAGAAGAAGTAGAATCTTAGCTAAACTTAGAGGGCAAGGAACAACTACAATAGAAGCAATCAAAAACATATGTAAAAGCTTTGTTGAAGATGTTGAAGTTATAGAGCATAATTCAGAGTATTATTTTCAAATTAATTTATTAAGTCATAGTGGTTTTTCTAAAGGATTTGATACTTTGTATGATTCTATAAGAGAAGTAAAACCAAGTCATTTAAATACTAACTATATTTTAAGAGCAATTACAGAAACAGATTTTAGAGTAGTTATGGTTGGCTTACAGGGAGAAATAATAAAAACTTTTCCATGGACACCTAATAATCTAGCTTATAAAGCAGATGTTAAAATCCCATTAATGCAGCCTAAAAGTTTCGAAAACATTAGAACATATCCAGTAGAGGAGGGATTATAGTGGCAGAAAAATTTTATAGCATATTAACCAATATAGGAAAAGCTAAAGTTGCTAATTCTATAGGATTAGGCACTAAAGTAAACTTTTCAAAAATGAAAGTAGGAGATGGAGGTGGTAGTTACTATGAGCCTACAGAAAGCCAAACTGATTTAAAAAATGTTGTTTGGGAAGGAAATATAAATCATGTTACAGTTGATGAAGAAAATCCAAACTGGATTCACATAGAAGTTATGATTCCAAGTACAGTTGGAGGATTTACTATAAGAGAATATGGCGCTTTTGATGATGAAAATAATCTTATAGGAATATGTAAATGTGCTGAAACTTATAAGCCTGTAATAGCAGATGGAAGTACAAAAGAGCTCTTACTAGATTTAATACTATGTGTAGTTAATACAGATACAGTAGAACTTAAAGTAGATCCAACTATTATCTTTGCTAAAAAAGGTGAAGTAGAACAATTAAGAACAGATATAAATATACAATTGAAAGATATTGCGAACGATAGTTATCCAATAGTAGAAGCAACAGGAACTAATATTTATGTTGGTTCTACAGCTAGAATAACTAAACTAAGCAAAGGTACAAGATGTACTTTGTTTGTTAATACAGATTCTAATGGTAATTGTAGTTTGAATTTAAACAATTATGGAGTAAAAAACATTAAAGACAGCTTTGGTAATATAGTTACTAATCTTAAATCTAATATTCCATATAACTTATGTTATAATGGCTCGGATTTTATATTACAGGGTAAAGGAGGTGGTGGAAACCTAATTCCTAAATATCTATTACAAGGTTATTATGGAGATGGAGATAATGGACGAGTAGATGGTTCTATGGTTAACAGGGGTGCTCCAGTTGTAAATTTAAATTGTGGTGGAACATTTAATTTACAAGAAGGTTATTATAGTGGGGGACAGGCGATTGCTAATAATCTTGCAAGCCAAACAAGTGCAAATGCTACAGCATCTCAAATATTATCTGGATTTTCTGCTTGGGTAAATGGGAATAAAATAAATGGGAGTGCTACTATAGAGAGTTTAGGTGGGAAGAAATTTAAAAGTGGAACTTTGAATATATCTAATCTACAAACTAAGTCTTATAATGTAGTTAATTTAGAAAATAATACTCTTACTAATTCTACAAGAAATGTTAACGAAATTTCTTTAGAATTAGATTTCGTAGCAAAGTTTTTAATTATACATTCTAATAGTTATACAAACTCAATTTCAGTAAAATTTAATGATATATGTATTGCTATTTATGATGAATCTAGTAGTGGATATGATAGGGTAAATTGTTATAGAGTAAATCAAAATAATAATACAATTCCTATAGATCTTTCAACTTATGCAAAAACATTTACTTATTATGCATTTGGAGATTAGAAAGGAGAGAATAATGTATGAAAATATTAACAGTATACAACAGCAAAGGACAACTTATATTTACACAAACTAATGCTATAGAACAATATAGTTGTTTGGTAGAAGAAGTAGCAGAAAATAAAGAGGTTATAGGAGTAGACTTAGAAACTAATAAGTTTATATTAACAGATAGACTAGCCACAAATGAAGAAAAAGAACAGCTTAAGAGAGAGTTAGAAGCTAAAAATTTAGAATTAGAGAAGAAAAATAAAGAATTAGAAATTAAGAATCAAAATCTTGAAAATAAAGAATTAGAAAGTCTTAAATTAACAGATAAAGTTATTGAGCTTACAGCTAAAAACTTAATAAATCAATAGGAGGTATAATGTATGTTTGAAACTTGTAAAAAACAATATGAAAGAAAAATTGAAAGAGGGTTATTAACAAATGAATATGTTGAAAAACAAAAGGTTTATATAGGCATATTTTTAATGAATGAGTTACTTATACAAGAACAATATCAAGAAATTTTAGAATTATTAACAGTTAATGTTAAAGCAGAAGATAAGGAAGTTGTTTCGCAATAGGAATATTAAGTGTAGAAAAATAATTTAATATTAAGGTAATAAATCAGGAACATTAAGGTTCTTTTTATTTGCCAATAAGTGAAGGGAGTATAGATATGTTTAATAAAAAAATTTTTGAGGTACATTTTAAGCAAGAAGGAGAAGATTGTAATGTTCATGTAAAAATTAATACAGAAGTTGATACTGATGGATTAATTACAAAAGATGAATTAGAAAAAATAAAAAATATAACTTTAAATATATATAAAAGAGTAAATATTAAAAATGGAGATGATAAATATAAGCTTACAAGGGAATTTAATTAATTATTTGTAATAAAAATATTTTGTAAATTTTATATAAATTGTATAATTAATATAGCTTGGACAATAAATTAGGAGGATTTTATGAATTTACAAAAAATTAAGGAACTCGAAAATTTAAAGGAAGAATTACGACAATATGGATCCAAATATGAAAACTTATCTAATGAAAGAAGGCATAATTACATTGTTGCAGCCCATAATGACTTTATTTCTTTCTTTAAAGCAAAAGGATTTACAATTAATGATAGATCAAAAGAAATAGAAGCTGTTTATGGAAGTGCTAAAATAAAAATTGATAAATATGATGAGGAAGAATGGTATGTTGGCTGTTATGCTGTATGGAATATGAGTTGCAAGATAAATAAATCAAAATATAGGATACTGTTAAACAAATTAGGAAAGTATCCAACTTTGAGTGCGACATATGGAGGTTCAAAAGAACTTTCAGAAGATGAAAAATTAGATAAAGACATAGAATTAACAAAAGAATCTATTATCAAAAAGAAAAAAGATATTGAGGAATTTGATACTGTTAAATTAGGATATGGGCTAATAAATGAAAATGAACAAAATACTGATAGTAAATATCCGCAGTTTGAAAGTATGAAAAAGTTATTAGAAAATATATTTGAATAATTAACAAAAATTGTCCAAGGTAGGGTGTAGTTTAATGCTACACTCTTTTTTCTTTATCATCAGATAGGAATTAAAAGAAATTATATTATAAATAGTAAAAAATTATTAAATTTCTTAGATATAAAGGAATTTGTATTACGATTATTGTTGGATTTTACCATATATAAAGTTAAAATAATTTATGAACGCGTTCAATAATGGAAATAAGGGAGAAATAATATATAATGAAAAATTGTTTTAAAAAGATACTTGTAATGTTTGTAATGGTACTAACTATCATGGGAATTGGAGCAATTCAAAATAGAAATATAGTTAATGCAGCAACAGTTGGAGAACAATTGTTACAACCAGAAGAAGGTTGGAGAAGATATGATGATAATGATGGCAATATTAGTTATATTGGAGATGGATGGTACTATGGAACTAATATTGAGTCACAAAATGGGATGCTACATGCTAATATAGGATATGGAGAAGCAAGATTTAATTTTACTGGCTCAAAGATACGAATTATTTCAAATGCGGATCAAGAAACTGGATTTAGTGATAATATAAAAATAACTATTGATAACAAAATAATTGATACTTATTCACAAAATATAAAAGCAAAATCAGAGGGTATGATACTATTATATGAAAATACTTCATTAAAAAATGGAACACATACAGTAAAAATATCAAAAGAAGATGATAGTAAATATATTGAAATAGATACAATAGATATAGATGGGGTATTATTACCATACGAAGAAATAGAACAACCTGAAGAACCATATAAGCCAGATGAAGATGATTCAAATAAAACTGGAGCAATATTAATAATAAACTTAGTAGATGGAGAAACAAAAGTATATGATGTAACAACATCAGAAGCAAAGAAATTCATTGACTGGTATGATAAACATGACAAAGAAACTTATAGATTCGATAAGGATGTAAATGAAAAGATATCAGTAAATGAGTATGTTGTACATGATAAAATAACTTTTTTTGAAATAAGAAGATATTAGTAAATAAGAAACACTTACGAAAGTAGGTGTTTTTTTGTTATAAAAAATATTAGGTAGGTGTTATATGGATGAATTAATAAGAGTAGCATTAGGACAAGGATTAGGATATGGAATGTTTGCATGTTTACTAGTATATGTACTTAAAACTACAGGAGAAAGAGAATTAAAATACCAGGAGCTATTAGATAAGATGGCAGATAAATTTAATGTTGTAGAAGATATAAAAGAGGATGTTAAAGAAATTAAACTAAAAATTGAGAAATAGGAGTTGATTTATATGGATAGATTACTAAATAAGATTACAAGTGCAAGGTGGCTTATAGCTGTGATTATGACTATAGTTTTTGCTGTACTAGCAATTAAAAATATAATTACAACAGAGTTCATTACTATATATACTATGGTTATAGCTTTTTATTTTAGTAAAGATAGAAAAGAAATTAAAGAGTAATTTAGGTAGCGTTTTTAGCTACCTTTTTTCTTTATATTAATAAGGAGGAGATTATATGTCACAATGGAAATGGTGTGTACAAGGTAAAGATGGAAAGGTTACTAAAGGATGGTATGAAGATAATGGAACTTGGTACTATTTAAATAATGAAGGTATCATGCAAACAGGATGGCTACAGGATAAAGATGGTCGATGGTATTACCTAGATTCTAATGGAGCTATGCAAACAGGATGGCTAAAAGATAACGGTAAATGGTATTACTTAGAGCCTAATAGTACAGGATATAAAGGAGAAATGTATGGTAATCGTACAGCTATTATAGATGGAAAGTCTTATAGTTTTGATCCTACTGGTGTATGGATAGAAGATAGTTTAGTATCAGATAAGTGTATTAATTTTATAAAATCTTGGGAAGGATTCGAAAAGGAAGGAAAAAAATACTATGATTGTGTTGGAGTTTTAACACAAGGATATGGAATGACTGGTAAGGAAATAGAAAATTTACCTGACCAAATATCTGAATGTGAAGCTACTAAATTATTAAAAGAATGGATCAATAAAAAGTATGCCCCAGTAGTAAAGAAAGATTTAGATTCTAAAGGCGTTTGCTTAAAACAACATGAATTTGATGCATTGGTAAGCTTTGCATACAATTGTGGAACAGCAGGTCTTTTAGACTCAACATTATATAAAAATGTGTGCACTGGAATAAGAAATAAAGATACAATTACATCTAACTTTCAAGCATGGAGTAATGGTGGAGGTAAAAGAATAGAAGGACTTTACAGGCGTAGAACTAAAGAAGCAGCTATGTTTTTAAATGGAGATTATACATGTAATGTATAGAATAATTAATATTAAGGAACAATTAATTGCAAAATAGATATATTAATAGTATGACACAGGTTCTAGTGTCGTGTAAGTTGTCGTATAGAAGTCAATATTTTAGGTAATTGGTTTTATTGTATGAAATAGTATATAATATATGTGGCTAAATTACACATAAAATTAGAAAACGAAGGGTAGCAGATAGGAGAAATATTATTTGCTACCCTTTCTTTTTATATTATAATCATATATGGAAATAACCTAGGAGAATAGAAGAAATTTATAAACGTATAACTAAAAAATTAGCTATGTTTTAGAAGCTGATTATACATATAATATATATGAATAAGGAATATAAAAAAAATCACCTTGGGAGTGGTATAGATTTATTTCCATATACCACTATATTTTTGTTATGTACCTATAGAAATTTAGATTAAAAAAACATTTTAGGTATTTGGTTTTATGAAAAACAAATAATACAATATTTTTATCAAATGCACATAAATATACAAAGAAACATAGTATATAATATCTTAAGCAACAAAGGAGAAATTTATAATGGGCTATTATGATAATTGTGATAATTCTGAAGAAAATAATAGATACAAAATACAAAATCATAATCATGAATTTGAATCAAGTACAAGTTATGCAAAAGATGATGAGTGTGTAGAACACAATCATCGTATTAGTGGTGTAACTGGACCTGCAATTAAGCATGGCAAATCTCATGTTCACAAAATAGAAGCATTTACAGATACATTCGGAGATCATTTTCATGAAGTTTGCGATACTACTAGTCCAGCTATTTACCTTTCCAATGGAAAACACATTCATTTAGTAAAAGGTAAAACAACTGTCAATGATGGACATCATCATGATTATTATTTTGTGACTTTAATACAAGATCCAACTGAAGTACCTGAAAAGAAAATGTGCTAAATTTTAAATAAAGTGTGATATTAAAAATAAATTGAAATATAAGTAAAAAATAGGGCAGTATGTAGAATTTAATCTATATACTACCCTTATTTTTATATGCGATATAAGCTTAAGAGGAAATTACAAAAAAAGACAACAGGAGATTTAAAGGTATCTTTCTCTTATATTAAAATCATTGACCAAAACTAGTGATAATATGCATTAATAAAAGCAGTAGGTAAAGAAATTAATCTTACTTACTGCTTTGTTTTTAGTTAAATACATAATATTTGACAAATACACCATAAACTATAAAATTATATTATAAGGGGGAATAATTATGTATTTATTATTTTTAATAAGTCTAATCTGTTTTGTTGTAGGACTTATTAAACCAGAAAAAATGGTGTTTTGGAAAGAACCAAGTAATAGAACTAAAAAAGATGTTTTAAAATACCTTGGTACATTAACAGCCATACTTTTTGTTTTAGTGGGGGTATTTAATAGCAATAGTTCTTCACAGACTACTGCAACTAATAAAAAATTAGACAATAATACAACTCAAACAGAATCCATAATAAAAGTGGATGAAGATGCTAAAGTAAAATCTGAACAACCAAAAGAAATTAAAAAAACAGGTTGGATAGAAGAAAATAAAAATTGGTATTATTACGACAATGATGGTAAGCAAAAGATAGGATGGTTAACAGATAATAATAAATATTATTATTTTAATGCTTCAGGAGTAATGCAAAATGGTTGGATAAAAGACCAAGGAAAAGATTATTACTTAGATTCTAATGGTGTAATGCAAACAGGATGGAAAGAAAGTAATGGAAAGTGGTATTATTTAAATAATAATGGATCTATGGCAACTAATACAACAGTTGATGGATATGAAGTAGCATCAAATGGAGTTATGCAAGAGAAAAAGGTTGTTAGACAAGCAAAGCAAGCTAATACTTCTAATTCTAATAATGTAGTGGAGACAGGAGATGAGCAAGGAGAAACAGCGTACTTATCTGCTACAGGAGAAAAATATCATTCTAGACCTGATTGTGGCAGAATGAATCCTAATAAAGCAACTAAAACTACAGTTGCTAAAGCGAAACAGAATCATCAACCTTGCAGTAAATGCTGGTAGAAAAAAGTATAATTTAAATACTATATATTTTATAATTATAAAGATAGGAGACATAACTTTGGATATATTTGGATTTGTTTTAGGATTCATAGGATTTATAGGGATAATAATTACAAGTGGATTATGTTTTTATTCTAGGTATAGCACAAAATGTAAGTATAAACCTAAGCAAATATTAATGTTTTTTATTGTTTTTAGTATGGCTTTAGTTGTTTCATCTCAAATTTTATGGACAGACTCAAATAAAGAAAATGAGATTAATAAAAGTAGTATTGAAGAAAGTAATAATATAATAAAATAATATTATAAAATTAAAGGGAGTGAATAAATGAAAACTACTAAAAAATTACTTAGTTTATCTATGGCTGTATTATTGTCGACATTTAGTTTAGGATGTAAACAAGCTAATGCTATTAACAAAACTAATATTGAAACTACTAAAACACAAGAAACCTCAGTAGGAGATATGAAAGTCCACTATATTGATGTAGGTCAGGGAGATTCAGAGTTAATTCAAGTAGATGGAAAGAACATTCTTATTGATGCAGGTAATAATGATAGCATGGCTTATAATTACTTGAAGAAACTAGGTATTAAAAAGCTAGATTACGTTATGGTCACACATCCACATTCAGATCATATTGGTGGAATGACACAAATAATTAATGAATTTGATATTGGAGAGTTCTATGCTCCAAAGGTTAATCATACAACAAAGACATTTGAAAATATGATAAAAGCACTACAAAGTAAAGGAATAAAACTTACAGCTCCAACACCAGGAGATACTTTAAATGTAGGTAATGCAACATTACAATTTTTAGCTCCTAATAGTACAAAATATGAGGATATGAATAATTACTCTATAGCCTGTAAGTTAAAGTATGGAAATACTTCTTATGTATTTATGGGGGATGCAGAAGCATTAAGTGAAGGCGAAATATTAGCCAAGCAATTAGATATTAGTGCAGACGTACTTAAGTTAGGTCATCATGGAAGTCATTCTTCAACTTCTCAAGCATTTTTAGACAAAGTAAATCCAAGATATGCTATTGTTTCTTGTGGTAAAGGAAATGATTATGGTCATCCTCATCAAGAAACAATTGATAAACTAAATGCAAAAAATATTAACATATTAAGAACAGATGTAAGTGGAACTATAATATCTAGTTCAGATGGAAATAATATAATTTTTAATGTTAATGCAAGTGGAACTAATACAGGAAATACAACTAACAATAGCACTTCAGAGACTAAGACAAAAAGCAATAGTGTTTGGGTAGCTAATAAAACTTCTAAAGTATATCACAGCAGTAAGGATTGTAGTAATATGAAAAATCCAACTGAAATATCTTTAGAAGATGCTCAAACAAAGGGATTAAAACCGTGTTCAAAATGTAATTAATAAAAAAGCAGTAGGTAAAAATTACTTACTGCTTTATTTTTATTTAACTAAAGTTAATACACTGCTAGAATATACAATTATGATTCTAAATATTTAAAAGAATATTTAGAATCTTTATATTGTATTTTCATTTTTATTGGAGAGTATTTGACATCTCCAAGACCACTATTTTTTATTATAGTTGAGCTTGTAATAATATAAGCACTTTCAAAACCATTATCTGGAGTTGTTTGAGTAATTTGAACATCAGGGAAAGCTAAATTTTCGTCACCTAGAATTTTTCTGTTTATATCTATATAATCTTTTTGGACATTTTCTAATGAATTTGTTTTTTCACTGTTACTTATATTTTCTTCTTTAAATGTAAGATCATCAGTGCATCCAAAATAAGTTTTTAAAATATTACAAATTTCCTTTCGAGAAGCTTTCATTTTTGTGTAAGGAATATCTGTACTTCCACCAGAACCACCACCAGCAGCTTTATAGGATAATTCAACATCATCACAAGCTTTTTGTATATTATTTAATGAATTTTGTTTTTCATCTTCCTTATTAGGAAGTGATGAATAAGCTTTGTTGATTAATGAAATATATCGTTCTGCTATTTTATCAATATAAGAACCACGTTCACCTTTGGAAAGATTATTTAAAGTTGTTTCATTATATGAATTATCGATTCTATTTAGATCATCCAATAAGCCATTTAGTGAGCTATTATCAATATTATAACTTGTTTCAACAGTATTAACCGGTTTATTAATTGTCTGTATATTTATTTTATTATAAGTCATATAAGTAAGTAAAATTGCTAATAAAAGACTTAAGAACGCTATTTCTTTAATATACTTTTTTAACATTTAGTGTTTCCCCCTAGTTTAGTAATATAAATTATTAATTTAAATAATTTAATAATATCCCTATTCTTTCATCAGTCATTTTAATAGCTCCAATTTTATCTTCAAAAGTTCCATTATCATCATCAGAAGTGGGACAATTATTTAATTTTGTTTCTATCCAATTCATTTCATCCTTTAGAAGCTTGTTATATTCATCTTCAGGTAATTGTTTTTTTAAATCAGTCCATAACCTATTAATTAAATCATTAAATTTCATATAAGTACTATTAGCTAGTTCAAGGTTATTACTAGATATAATACAAGAACTAGTACCTTCTAAACTCTCAATTTCATAACAATAATCATTATATAAATCACTTTTATTAGCATTGTAAATTATATTATGTTGTTTTCTATTAGATTCTATGTTACTAATCGTGTTTTGTGAATTAGATGTTTTATTACAATTTGAATTATGTTTACTTTTATTATCTAAGAAATTATTTAATTCTTTTATTCCATTTGGATAAAATGATATTGTACGTATACTATAATCATCATCATACCAAATACTTATTTCATTAAAATCTCTAATTTTACTGTAATGTTTACCGATAGAAGAATCACCATTATAATAACTTCCAGTTAAATCTATGCCATATTTTTTGAGAATTTTATCTTCATCATATGATTTATAATTTTTACCTTCAGTATCTAAATGAAGAGCTAGGCAGATTCCATTACCATCAAATGCAGCTGAACTCTCTCCATAGTTATATACATATGATTCTGAATAATCTTGAATTCCATCAATATCTAACATTTTATCAATATTTTCTTTATTTGCTCCTGAAAGTTGTTTTGCATCAAATATTAATTCTTGATTATTATTATTATTTTCATTTATTTGGTTAGATGAATTTTGTTTATTATTAAGTTCACATCCAGATATAATCATTGTTGATATAAAAATACTAATAGTAAATAAAAAAAATTTTTTATTTACTAAATAATAGAAATTATTTTTTGATTGTCTCATTATTTATCCCCCTTTTAAGCAATGTTCATATATATTATAACCATAAAAGTTAAGTTATTCCAATAAAATTTGAGTTGGGCACTACATGTAAGCTATTAATAAGTCGTAGGAGTTTAGCGGAAAGATGGGATTTCACAAGTACAAAAGTCATAGAAAAATATGAGCAAGAAAGGATTTTAACTAGGAATCCTAACATAAAAGTACCACGTTACTATATGGAAGAAGTTTTAAAAGTTGAAGCATTAGAAGAAGTAAACCCTTTATCTTCATTAGAAAGAAGGCAATTAGAAAAAAAGAATTGAAGAACTTGAAAAAGAATTAAACATTTATAAAGAAAAGATTAATAATATAAAAATGTCATTACTCTAGTATTGGTTTTAATTAAAATATATTCCTTTTTATGTATATAAAATATAAAAGGTAGAATGTAGTATAATAAACAGCACTCTACCCAATAGTATAAATAATAAATTATTTATAGCAAAAACATCTGTAGAAGAGGTTTAGCTATAGACCAAAACATAATTGTATAAGTTTATATTAGATAATTATTCAGAATATTTTTTATTAATTGCTTCAATCATCATTTCTCTGATTTTCTTTTCTGCTGCTGGTATTGCTTCAGGATTAACTATTCTTACAGTTATCCCAGTTTTCTCATTTTTTTTTGTCTCTTTCAACAT